CGTTCAAGAAGCGCGCGAACTTAGAGCCCACACTCACGTGGAAGACGCTCTAGACAGACTAGCGAACAACACTAACGATCTCTACGACAACGGCAAAGTGATAGCTGTAAATAACGCACAAGTTCAACGAGATTACAGACTTGCGGAGTTTCGGTATAAGCTTGCTGGGAAGTTTAATGCACTTTATCGAGACGACACGAACGCTAATCAAGTTAATCTTCAGCTCAATCTTACCCAGGCAATAGACCTGCCCCCTGAAGCTAAAAGCAGGGAGGAGTGGGAAGCCAACAGAAAACAACAGATTGAATTATTGAAAATCGAAAACAAGAAATAAATTGAACTAGAAATAGAATTCTAGGTCAAATACAACTAGGCATATCAACTAGTTAGCAAGCTGAGCTATCCCCTTGTTTTCATTACGTTTCCCCTGGTAGCCCCATGTTTTGAGGTAGAAGTTGGGAAGGAATCTCTTTTCTAAAACAAACAGGAGTCCCGTTACCCTGCCTATGACATATCAGGGTATACGTCAAACCCCCTCTATCATAAGACTGGCTCCTTCTATTATTATTTTACACGCGCAAGCAAAGACCTGTTGAAGAATCTCTAATTCTGAGTAATTATTATCGTGCGGGGGATGAGCACATCCCAGGGTATTCTTGTAAGTGGTTTTTCCCGAATAGTTGATTCACGCCGAAAAAAAACTGCTAGTAAAGCTCTATAGCGTCATAGGCTATGGTGGATCTAAATTTCTAGAAAGAACTTTTCCTCGATTGATTTATCAATTGAGTTTTTCCCAGGCAACGAGTTAGTAGTTGATCTAACCATACCGCCAGCGTCCTGGTCCTAAGGCCATAAGAAAAAAGTTTACCAGCGTAGTTGCAGGAATAAAAGAAATATTAGTGAAAGGAATACAGTGATAGAGAGAATATCTTAACTGATAGTAGTGTGCTTAGAGAGAGGGATAGCTGCTGAAGAGAGGCCCCGCTGCTCTAAATACTATTAATGGTTAGGGATGGGCGGGCTCTACCCTCAATCTCAGTAGGTAGATCTAGAGATATCTCTAAGGTGTAATAATAATTTTACAGGCATGTATTGGCTAAAAGCAGGAGAAGGAAAGCGAAGGTAGATAACCGGATAGCACCTCAACCTGGTCCTCAGGTGGATGCGATAACTGCTGATTGGTGTAGGGAGTTATTATTTGGGGGTGCTAGGGGCGGCGGTAAAACTTATTTACTGTTATTAGATTTCATAAAGGACATGCCCAAGTATGGGAGTGCTTGGCAGGGGATTCTTTTTAGACGGACGTACAATGAGCTTGCTGAGGTTATTAGGATCTCGAAGGAGATATATCCGAGAACTTTAGGGGAGTGGAAGGAGGGGAAGACTGAATGGCACTGGCCTAACGGGAGCATCTTGAGGTTTCGGCATTTAGAGCGGGACGATGATGTGATGAAGTACCAGGGTCATGCTTATCCCTGGCTAGCTTTTGACGAGCTAGGGAACATGCCTTCGGAAGAACCCTACAGAGCTTTATTTGCTTGTAATAGACCAGCGGTTGGAAACGTGCATATTCCTAATTTTAGGATTAGGTGTACAGCGAACCCTGGAGGCCCAGGTCACTCTTGGGTAAAACGGAGATTTATAGATCCTCATCCGTTAGGGTATGAAGCAATAGATGATCCGATTACGGGATGGAGCCGGATGTATATCCCTTCTCGCGTTACCGACAATAAAATTCTTCTCGCGGTAGATCCAAATTATATCAATGTTCTAAAAGGAGTGGGTTCAGAAGCTTTAGTGAAGGCTTGGCTGGAGGGTGACTGGAGTGTGGTTACCGGAGCCTACTTCACGGAGTTCTCTACTGACAGGCACGTTGTGGTACCCCACACTATTCCGTATTGGTGGACCAGGTTTGTCAGTATGGACTGGGGATATGCAAAGCCGTTTGCGTGTCACTGGTGGGCTGTGAGCGATGGATCTCTTGATGTCTACCCCTCTGGGGCTCTTATTAACTATCGGGAGTGGTACGGGTCAACTGGAGAGCCTAATAAGGGTGCTAGGATGGATATCGGGAATGTGGTTGATGGGATAGTGGCTAGGAGTGCTGGGGAGAGCATTGAGTACGTGGTTGTAGATCCTTCTATGTACAAGGAGGATGGCGGTCCGTGTTTTGCGGAGAGTTTTGTGGGCAAGATTCCGACTAAGCGGGGTGATAACAATCGGGTTCCTGGCTGGGGGGAGTTGAGGAAGAGATTGGTAGGTGTAGATCGGGTTCCTTTAGTTTATTTTTTTAGTACGAGCACTGAGGTTATCCGCACACTCCCCACGATGCAGCATGATCGGGTTAAAGCGGAGGATTTGGACACGGATGGGGAGGATCACTGTTGTGATTCTGTTCGGTATGGGCTGATGAGTCGTCCGTATTTCACGGAAAAGCCTAAGGACGAGGAGGCTATGAGGACAATGCAGGATATTACTTTTAATGAGATGTGGGATTTAGAGAAGCAGTTTCGGAGGCAGCGAGTATTTTAATGGAATCGGAAGGGTCTTCTACGTTGGAGTTATACACCGAGCTAGATTCGGTGGAGAAGGATTGGTCGGATTGGTTTGAAACTAGTCGAAAGATTGTTAAGCGGTATCGGAATGAGAAGGAAGGCTCTCGCACTGGGGAGGATGCTAGTCCCAGATTTCAGATTCTATGGAGTAATGTTCAGATATTAACCCCTGCTCTTTACGCAAGAACGCCTAAGCCTGAAATTACCATTAGGAATCGGGGGAACAAGGATTTTCTCTCTAGAACGACTGGGTACGTTTGGGAGGCTGGTGTTAATTATCTTATTGATGATTTTGATTATGACTTGGCTCAGCTTCAAAAGATATTAGATTATCTATTAGTTGGCCGTGGGGTTAGTCGGGTTAGGTATGACCCTAGTTTTTCTTCTATAGAAGACCCACAAACAGGCGCGATGGTGGAGGTTAAGTCTGCTGATTCCTCCAAGATTGAGTATATCTACTTTGAGGATTTTCTTCATTCTGAAGCTCGAATCTGGAGTGAGGTGGATTGGGTAGCTTTCCGTCATTTTTACTCTAAGGAGGACGCTAACTCTCTATTTGGAGAGGAGGTTGTGAAGGAGATGTCTTTTAATTCAGCTCCTAATGATCTAGATGATAAGATTCGGGCTCAGTTAAAGAAGAATAAGGCGATTGTTTGGGAAGTCTGGGATAAGAGAACCAAGACGGTTAAGTATATATCTCCACATCTAAGAAGTAAGGTGTTGAAAGAGGTACCAGATCCTCTTGGATTAAAAGATTTCTTTCCTTGTGGAACCCCTCTTTACGCTACTCTCACCAACGACTCTCTTAAACCCGTCGCAGACTACCTTCTCTACCAAGACCAGGCTCTTCAGCTTGACGCTATTTGTGGAAGAATGGCGAGTCTCACGAGTTATATTAAGTTTGCGGGAGCCCATGATGGAGCAGTACCGGAGTTAAGTAAGATTCTTCAACAAAAGGATGGTAACTTTGTAGCTGTTAAGAACTGGAGTCAGTTTAAGGGAGATGGTGGCATTGAGGGCGCAATGAGCTTTGTGCCTCTTAAAGAAGCAATTGAGGCACTAGAGCAGCTTTCTGTTCAGAAGGGTGCTTTGATTCAGGATATCTATGAGATAACTGGAATTAGTGATCTAGTTAGAGGATCTACTAACCCGTATGAAGCAGCAAAAACACAGCAGTTAAAGGGACAATTCGCAAATTTAAGAATGTCTTCTCGTCAAACCGCTGTTCAGAAGTCTAATCGGGACGATATCGCAAATTTAGCGGAAGTCTTCGCGGAAAAGTTCTCTCCAGAGAGTGTTCGAGCTATGTCTGGCTATGATTATCTGCAAGGGAGCAATCCTCAAGATCCATCTGAGTTTCAAGCTATATATGGCCTCTTACAGCAGGAGCCATTAAGGGATTATTCTATTACGGTTCAGACGGATTCTACTCTAGCGTTTGATACTCAAGCGCATAGAGAGCAGTTAAATCTATATTTGGAGAATGTTACTGGCTTTGTGGATAAAGCTACTCAATTCTGCACAACTGCTCCCGAATTAGTCCCTTATTTCAAGGAAACACTAAAGTTTGTCTCTAATTCTTATAATATTGGGCGTGGACTAGAAGCGATTCTCGATTCTTCCTTTGACGCACTCGCGAAGCGACTTGCCAACCCTCCAGAACCTCCTCCAGATCCGAAGATGGTGGAGATTCAGAATAATTTTGAGATTGAGAAGCTTAAGATTGAGTTAGAAACCGCAAGGCTTGAGCTAGAGAGGGAGAAGGTGGCTTCTGATTTAGCGAGTAAGAAGTATCGAGTGGATCAAACCACAAATATCAATCAACAGAAGTTAGAGATACAGTTGATGGATATAAATCAGAAGTTAGAGGCTGAGAAGATTAAATTAGCTCAGGAAGTGGAGAAGTTTAATGCTCAGATGCTTCAAGCGGAGGTCCAGCATCGATCCCAAATGCAAGTGCAGATGCAGCCAAAGGAGGAAAAGGAGCCTCAAGAGAAGGAACCTCCGGTAGTTGTGAATGTTCAGAAAGGTGGTGGATGGAAAATGCAAAGAGGAGAGGATGGTCTAATTGACACTGTTCTTCCAATTGAATAATGGCAGCTAATAGTTCGATATCGGTAGGTCAGGATGCAGCAGGAGTAGGGGCTCCCCAAGCTCCAATTCGGAGTGTCGCGGTTCAGACTATCGCGGGAGTTGATTATCCTGCTTGTATCCTTTTTGATACTTCGGGGAATCCCGTTACTTCATGGCCTGTCACAGTTTCTCCCACTGGACTTAATCCGGTAGTAATTACTCAGGGAAAAAAACTATTCTCAGACTTTCCCGCTCTTCCCGCCACAGTAACGATTGTAGATCCATCTGTTGGTGTTATCCTAGCGGTTAATGCACAGAATACTTTGAATCAAAACATTGAACTCTCATTTAATAACGGGACTAATTGGGTGGAGCTGAACGCAAAACAATCTTTTACTATGGAGTTTGCTGATAAGGCGGGAAAGATAAGTGAAGGTATTATAGGCCGTCGCACCTCAGTAGCTCCTACCGTTGGAAATATAATCATATGGGTAACGGTGGTATGAAAAAACTATTTCTGATTTTATCTTTTCTGATAAGTATTTCAGTCTTTGCTGATGATTTTCCTCTTCCAGCAAGTCGATTTATTGAGGTAGATGGTAGTTCCACCACTGAAGCTTCTATCCCGTTTGCTGAAGGCTTAAGTTGTCCCTCCGGTGAGCAGATAGCGCTAGGAACATTCTTTGGGCTTAGAGTAGATGGTTCTCCTCCTCCGGTTGGCCAGATAGTTCTTGGATATAACGATGGTGTAATTGGTAATGCTGGATTCAGCACGACGTTGGATAGCGTTGCAATGAATGCCACTAATTTTATAACTGGAGGTGATGCTAATTTCAATCTCTGGGATGATTCCGGTACTGGTCGAGCCGATTTAGTTTCAGGATTATTTAGAATCAATTATGGAACACCCCCGACTGGCACTACGGAGGTTTACGGAGATTTTACAGCTTACGGCGAATCTCATTTTGATCAGGGGTTAAGTGTAGCTCCAAATGAGTGGATCTATTTTAATAATGCGGGGGGTTCTCCTGGAATTCGATATTTTAGTGGTACAGATACTCTCTTAATAGAAAGCCCAGGCAATACCACTCTGACTGTAGCCGAAGACAAAATACTACAAATGACTACCGGAGGTACGTCGATCACTCTCGACGACCTCCTTGGCACAATCACGATCAACCCTTCCCCTACTTTCTCGTCGCTCACTGGCCCC